GTGATACTTCTCGTGCTGCGCAACTGATTGTTTTATAAGCATAAATCACAGACCAAGAAGTTGTTTTGGGGTCGCCGCGTCAACAGGAGCCGCCTCAATCCCACCAGGGCCAGTCAGGATCGTAGAGCTTCGTCCCACGCCAGCGTACAAGTCCCGTCGCCGCTTCGAGGCTTGCTGGGCTTCTTCTTCGTCTTTTACGGGGTCAATCTTGGGGGCCGTCTCAATCGGAGACGGGGGAGGCTTGGGCGGGGTGAACACATCTTTCGTGGTCTTGCCCGCCATGAACCCGAGGCCGATCGTTGCCATGAGTCCCATAGGGTGGATATAGACCACACCACCACACAATGCAATGCCGGAATGTTACGCGAGCGACACGGGAGACAGTATTTTTCGCAAGGCTGATCGGGGGATGCGAAACGGCTTCCGCTGAAGCAGCACGGGGATTTCCCCGCGCTTGATCCACCGGTAGACGGTCGTTCTAGACACATGGCAGAGCTGGGCCACTTCGGATGGCCAGAGCCACGGGCGCAACGGATCATGTTCATCGGTCATTTCACCACCCCTTGTTTGAACCACCGAGCCACGGTGACGAGGTACGCTTCAACCCAGAGTTCCCACTTTTCTTCTTTGGTCAAGTTGCCGATTCGACCATCCACCAGCGCATGACACACCTCGCACAGGTGCGCCGTGTACATGTCAGGACACTTGATGCCAGTCCCTTTCCCAAGCCGGACTGAGTTCGCATGGGCCGCTACCGTCGTGCCGACCGAGCCACAGCGCCGGTTCGCACACGGCTGACCTTCGGCTGAATCAAGCAGTTTTCTGTTGCGGTAATGGCTCATCTCTCAACCCTTGATTCTCCAGCTTGTCCTCTGGATTCCTTAGAAACCACAAGCTCCAACATCTGCCACAAATCGAGTTCGGCTGACGCTTGGCCGAATAGCGTGGATGCTGGTTGCACCAATCCATTTACTCGCCTCCCACAAGATACCGATACGGAAACCGCAGCACCGTTGCAAGTCTGCTCTCGATGCGCAACAACACGACGCGGTATTTCGGCACTCGGTAGCGGTAGATCCCGTAGTTATGTGGGTTCATTGCCCCTTCCGCCCCTCCCAGTCCTGTTCTAGCACAACATGGACGTTCATTGATCCAACCTCTTCATCTCTCGCTGATACCACCAATAATCATCGGTCTAACCTCTTCCCGTACACCAGGTCAATTAACTCGTGGCCGGTCAGCTCAAAGAACCGGCCTACCGTCTCCTGGTCCTTCACCTTACAATGCTGATAGGCGACCTGCACCCCTTCCGCTCGTAACCGTTGATAGCTGTACTCAATCAACCGCTTGCCGTAGAGTATGCCGCGCTTCGTCTTGTCGATATACAGGATGTCTTGCACGGCCTGGATGCTCGTCTGGTAGCGCGGATTCGGCCCCACCTTGAACACACAATAGCCGACCAGCTCCCCATTCAAGCGAGCCGTGAACACACGCAACACCCCAGCCTCTTCCAGCTTACAATACAGATCTTCATCGATCGACAAGGGGATATCTTGATAATGGGCAATCTCCTGATAGTGCGCTTCAAAGAGGGGCCGCGCTTCATCCAGCAACTCAAAAGGACGCTCCCGCTGGAACGTCAGCCCGCGCATGGCGCGATAGGCTGGCGCAACGAGATCGATAATCAGGTGGACGCGATCCCCAGCTGTATCGAAGTTCTCCACCCGATGCGGGAGCTTATGGTTGAACCACCACAGATCCCCCTGGCGCATGATCTGCCGTTGCCCATCGACAATGAAGTTCGACACGCCAGATAGGCAGACGTGGAACCGGTCGTACTTGTCGGCATACGGCCCTTCGTCGATATGCTCAGTAATCACGGCTCCTGGCTTCATGCGGGTGAGAATGACGCGGCCTAAGTCATTCCAGTGGGGGTTGATGGTGGTCAGCACACGCGGAACAAGATCGAAGATGGCAGGTGCGAAGTGCACGACTGTCTCCGCATGATCCATGCTCTCAAGGCAATAGAACCCCCCGTAAACCGATTCATCCACCGCCCAGCGTAAATAGATGGTCTCCGTCTGTTTGTGTGCCGACCCTGGGTAGTTCTGCCGTTCAGTGCGCTCAGCCCACAACTGTTCATGCTCCAACACCTTCATAAGTAACGGCTGCACTTCAAGCCATTCCGCAATCAGTGCAAATTTGTGTGACATATTACTCCTCCTCCATCCGGCACTTGAGCTGATGTTGATCGATCCAGCCTAACCCGCTCTTGGGTTGCACCGGCTGCGCAAAGGTCAGGCAAAGAGCATCCCACAAGTCCGGCGATTCCCCGCCCAGCTTCTCCATCACTTGCTCTTTCTCCTCAATCACAAAGACGCCATTCCGAAAGGTGTACGTGGTGGCCGTGGCTTCACGCACCAGTTCCGGCATGTTCGGCAAGGCTCCACCACGTTTCACCCAGTCTGCCGCCTTGAAATGCATTTCCGCTCGCCTGTTCTTGTATCGAGCATCGATAGCCTTTCCACCAAAACTGATGCCGATCACAGGATACCCGCCTGTTACAAGCGTGTCAATCGTGCCAGCCCCCCAGCCTCCAGTATCATCGAGAAAGATTCCATCCGCGTTCCACTTCTCATACCCTTGCGCGATCCGTCCAGCCAGCGCCCCGGTCCAATCGCGCTGAGCACGATCTGGCCGGAGCACCACCGGTTCAAACGATTGCAGCCCTTGACGGGGGAAGATCACCGACCGCGCTCCACCGAACCGGCCCACGTCCACGCCGAGAATCTTGCTTTCATGCTCATAGATCGAGCCATGGTGCATCAAGCTCATGGCATGGCTCACCTCGTCAGGGCCAAGCAAGGTGTTGATACTCGAGGGTGGGAACTTCCCAAGGATCGACACCATGACCCACGGGTTATCTCTGCCGTACTTGGCGATCTGGTCCTTCGCCCATTGCAACCGAATGCGCGGGCTCCGGTTTGGATCGTCAGGGTCTCCGGTGATTTCGATCACGGTCCAGAGGTGTCGGTCTGTGGTGCAGGCGCGATAGAGCGGCCCTTCAAGGTGCGTGGGATTGCCAGCTTGCAACAACCAATGCTCCCCGCCTTCTGTGGCTAACGTCGCCTCAGCCCGATCGGTCACTTGGATGGGCACGCCTCCTGATTCATCGACGACCGCCATGGTGTAGTCTTCGTGGAGTCCAGCCAGCGTCAGCCCCAGCTTTTCGTTATCAGCCGTCTTAGCCCAATGCCGCGCCGACATCCACCACCGTTCAGGGTGTTGCCGTGCCACAATGCGCTCTTTCTGCCATTCAAACATCCGCATCAGGTGGGGAGACTTCTGCTGCCACTTGCTCATTTCGGTCCACAGATTGTCTCGAAGGTTATCCGAGGAGATCGACGTAGCCGCGATCTTGGGGAATGGTCGCGACGCGAGGAAGAGCCAACAGGCCACGGCCAGCACCGCTGTCTTACCCGGTCCGACACAGGCTTTAAGGGCAATACGCTTAAGCGGATTGTTCGGGGTGAAGGCTTCGAGGAACTTCTCTTGTGCAGGGTCTGGTTCAAATCCAAACAGCTTATGCGCCCCATACAGCGCATTCTTCCGCCACTTGGCCACTTCCTTTTCCGCTTGAGCCTGCTTCGCGGGCGACAGGTCACTCATCGTGCTTCAGGCTGCCCAAGACCAGATCGGCGATGGTGCCGCCCAGCTCCACTTCAGACTTCTCTTTGTACCAGCCCATGACTTTTCCAAACTCAAGCATCGCTTTAAGTTTTGGTGTGAGTTTATACTTCTTGATGTAGCCGGTCGGGACCGCATCCTCCTCGCCTCCCGCCTTCTTGACCTTCGTAAACTGCTCTTCAAATTCAAACCCCTCGACCATCATGGCTTCATGGTCGCCAAGTTGAGGGATTTCGATTGGATTACCAAACTCATCGTACATCTTGCGGACATCTGCATGATAATACGACTCCATCTTTTTCAGCCAATCACTACGGCTTACCTGCACTTCTTCAAGTAATGGTTTCATTAATTCGGCAATCCTTGCGGCCACCTTGGGATCTGCCGCCACACGAGACGCCTCCTCCCAAATCGTCTTAGCTTTCATACGCTTCGGCTTAAACGCTTTTCGGTACGCATCGGACTGGTTGGCCTTCGGCTTCACCATCTCCAAACAAAACCGCTCTTGCTTGGCCGTGAGTTTAGTACTCATCCTCCCACCGTTCCTTCCTCTGGCTCTAGGGGGCCTTGCCATTCAACCCCACCCTCGGCATCGATGTATTCGTGCAATGGCACGTCATGTATTTCTAAGTAGTCCGTATCTGGTCCGTGTGGTTGTTCAATCAACACGATCTCCGGACCATACTGAGGCTGTTTCGGCCACCGCACCCAGTACCACCCTGCTTGCGTCGGTCGTTCCCTGGTCCAGGTCATGGGGTATCAATTATCTCCCTTGTGAATAATTAATTGAATCGCATCTATTCCATCGATGGTGGGATGACATTCACATTCGTCAAATCTATGTCCAGGTGCAATTAATCCGTCTTTTGTGGCAAGACAAACATGCACTGTCACATCAACTTTTTGACGCTCGAATACACCCCACATCATCCCTTCCCCTCCTTCCCCTTCCGCCACGCCTGGACCTGGGGGCTGGTGAGAAAACACATGGCTTCGTGGTAGTGTTCATTGAAACATAAGAATCGTTTGCGTACCCCTGCGTTTGTATACAATTCCGCAAACTTCACCGCCTCCCCCACCACCTGATACAGGTCGGCTTGGAGTTTCAGCTTAGGTTTCCTGACTTGCTCCTCATATTCGGCATTTGTGTAATAGACACCGTTCGACAACCAGCGCTGGAAGTTAGCGACTTGGATTTTAGCCCGATCAAGCTCCCGCTCCTTCTCGGCGAGGGCAGCTTGATGGTCAGTAAAGAGCACAAATTGACCATGCATCGATTTCTCCATCCAGGTTTCATCTTCCTCTGACATTGGGTTCCATCGATCCATCACCCCTCCCGTTCTGCCTCAGGCTCCTGTGGCACGTCGATTGGTTGCGGAGGATGCCAGCATTTCCATTGGGGGCACAACACGCCGGTATCCCCGACCGCGCCGATGGTGAGCAGTGCGAGCACGATGCATCGTATCAACATAGTGACCTCCGTGTTAGTGGCGCATGGGCTAGATTCCCCACCTAGCTCCACCATGATTGCATGCCGCGCAATCCCTTTATTAGTAGTTCAGGTGCGCCGTGTGACATCAATCGCGACTTACCCTACCTGGTGCTACTACACCACCAAGCGCCGTTCCCTTACTTCCCAGCCCAGCCCTGTTGCTTCAGGAACTCCACCACCGGCATCAGCTCGCTGAGCGTCATACCACGTGGCAGTGCTGCGGTGATGTCGGCCTCACCGTCTGCCGGCAGATTGTGTTGTGACGCCTCGACCAAAGCAATGAGTGCGGTTTGCATGGTCGCCTCCATTATTAAAAAACTCCACCACAGCCTTGCGTCGCTCGATCCACCAGGCTATCGCTTCGTTGTAGGTGTCCATGGGTCCTCCTATTTTCGTCGTTGGGTGAGATCGACCGTCACTTTCCCCTCGTCGCCAACTTCCAGGCGTTCTCAGCCTTACTTAAGAACTTCGCCATTGCATCGATCTGTCCCACCTCCGCTTGCACCGACGAGACCTGTTCCGCTTTCGGCAACGGCTTAAACGGAATCGTCAAATCCACCTTCGCCGCCGCTGATTCGGCAATCCACTGGTAGGCTTGGTCTGTTTTCGCCTCAGCCTTGACCAGCGCCTCGGCCATC